AGCCATCTCCATCTCTTTATCGTCCTCTGTTGTAGGGACCAGGGCAGGTAACGAATCAATAACAATACAATCGACCGCTTTACTGCCAGTAATTTGGATGACCGATTCATAGGCTTCCTCCATTACATTTGTTGAAACTACATACACACGACTTGCGTCTACTCCACACATCTCTGCGTAACTAGGGACCCATTGCTCAGCGGCTACCCAAACGGTAGTGAACTCTGGGTTCTTCTTTTGATTAGCAGCAATTGTTTTAAGTGCGATAGCAGTCTTGCCATTACTTGCCTCGCCAATAATTTCGTGCCATTGATTTACTGGCCACCCACCACCAAGGGCTACATCTAAACTTATTGAACCACTTGTTATACGCTGAGATACATCGGTCTTAATCTCAGAACCTAAAATGATTGTGTCTTCGCCGTATTTTTTATTTATGTTTCGTAATACTTTTACTAATTCTGCATTCATTAAATCTTCCCTATGATTGTGGTTGGATTGTATCCGCCAGTTGATACTTGTTTAGCTGGTTGCGCTGGCCCCGCAGCCGACTGACCCGTGTTTACTCCTCTCATTCCAGTACCCGATTGTACTATAGGGTAGCCACAATCGTAACAACGCTTTCTAGACTCTGGGGTTGCTCCACCATAATTTTGACTGCCGCATCCTGGGCAACGCTCTGATACTCGGATGTTTTCTACTGGCGGGGTTGGTTGTTGTACTGGTCGTGGAGCAGGCGGTGGCGTTTGAAATGTGTTTGAAGGCTGACCACCAAGTTTGCTTGCCCACCAGTTGTTACTCACCTAAGTCCTCCAACTTTCTAAAATCTAAACTTGTACTAAATACTTCCCCTGGGTTAATTAAACCAAGTTGTACGCCAGAAGACAAGCCCCCAAGAAGTGAAGAAAACGCAATCATCTTATACATCATGCGCATCATTTCTCTTTCGCGCTCACGTTCTTTTTCATTGCCTGGGTCGTGCTTCATTAGTTCATCGAGCTGTATGCCAGTTATAACATCCGCTGTCATATCAGACATCATGTCTATGTATGGAAGTAAATAAGCAATCTGCTCTAATCTTTTTTCGCTTTCTTGCATCTCATGCTCGTCTCCCTCTTCACTGACGGGAGTCATACCTAATATTTTAGCAATAGTGTTAGGGTCTTCAGCTAGGTCGGTGTCATACAAAAACCAACGCATTAGTGTACCCAAAGGTATTTCTGAATTTACAGTTTCAAACTGTATGTTTAAGGGTTTTCTTTTCTTAAAAGGCCACATTACTTTGCCTCACCCCACCTCTGCACGGTCGTGATGTCCGCTAATAACGGAACATCAAGAAGTTGAATACCTTCCATAGCCTCTCTGATAGCCGCGGCTGTCTCTTCAGCAAGACTGGCTGGGGTTAAAGTAACCAACTCATCATGTACGGTAAGTAGGATGCTTGATTCCTTTGGGATAAGTCTATGTGCCCTAATCATAGCAAGTTTCATGATGTCGGCAGCAGAACCCTGGATACGTGTGTTGAATGCTTGGCGCTCAGCACTACCACGTTTAATAAAGTCCTTGGATACAATGTCTGGAATGTACCGTTTTCTACCCATTATGGTAGTAACGTACTTTTTTTGTTTAGTTGCGCCCACTACTTTTAATCTATAGGAGTTAACCGCACCAAATTTGGAGGCAAAGTCACCAAGAAGATTTCTAGCCTCTGTAACTGAACAACCTATGGAGCGAGCAATCTTGTCTGGTCCTACGCCATAAGCCATAGATAAAACTAAGACTTTACCAGCCTGACGGTTGACGCCCATGACATCTCCTACAGTGGTGTAGATGTCTTGCCCTTCAAGATAATTTTTCATCATGGTTTTATCTTTAGACATAGACGCAATAATACGAGGCTCAATCTGTGAGTAGTCAGCGACCACTAACTTGTAGCCCTCAGGTGCGTAAAAAAGATTACGAATAGCTTTACCGTTTTCACTAGCAGATGGGTTAGGTATGTTCTGCAGATTTGGGTTACGGCTAGAAAAACGGCCAGTCTCAGCACCGTGCTGTACAAAGTCAGCATGTATACGACCGCTTACTAACAGGCTTTCTTTATACTCTACTTTAGATTTACCACCCACTGTACGAACAACATCTCCACCAAGGTACGGAATAACATAAGTGCTAAGCAACTTATTAAGGTCAGCGTACTCCAGTAAGGCGTGGACCATTGGGTCTTTATCTCGGTATGGTTCTAAAGCCTCAGCTGATACTGAGTAGTCCATGTAGTCAAGGTCTTTGCCTTGCATTTCTTTTTCAGCACCTTTGTTAGTAAGAATCTTTGGCTTAAGACCTCGTCCTCCCTCAGACTTCTTGCTGTACAAAAGATACTGTTTCTCTTGGTTAGAGTTAATGTTAAATACTCTGCCTGCTTGCTTATAAATCTGTGCTCTAGCAGCCTCAATGTCTGCTTCTAGTTTGGTATGCAACTCAGAAAGCGCATCTGTATCTATAGGAGCACCGTGAAGTTTCATGTGGCATAAAACCTCAAGCACATCCATCTCTAGCTTCATAATGTTTTCTACGCCAGACTCTTTAATCTTATCGCGTACTACTTTCCAAAGCATAAACGTATACTTAGCATCTAAGTACGCATACTTGGCAACAACGCTAAAAGCGTGGACCTCTACTTGAGCACCCACACCCTTCTCCATCATGTATCCAAGCTCGCGCTCTAAGCAATCATCAAGACCGCACTTGTTCTTATTGCGGTTGTCATAAATAAACGAGCCCACCATTGTGTCAAAGTATGGACCTACTGGAATTGTTTTATCAAAGTACTTTGCTACAGAACAAAGGTCGAATACTAGGTTGTGACCAATCTTTAACTTGTCACTAAAAAATAAAGGTTTTAACTCAGCAAAGACTTCTGCTGGCGATAGTTGTTCAGGAGCAGATTCGAAAGTCCTAGTAGCTTTGCGCTTGTCCCTAGAGTAATCGCTTTCGCGGGCTTGTAAACCAGCCAATACACGCTTCTCCCCCTGTCCTGTAAGTGGGAAGCTTTCTGATACAAATTCACCATGAGGATGGCCCATCGGTATAACATCCCCACGACCATAAGTCGCAAGGCTAAGCCATAGTACTTGATTAACAACAGGTACTCCTCTTCTATCGCCGACCGTTTCTACGTCAAATGCAAATGCTTCTTGTGCAAGGTAATAATCAACAAGTTCTTTTAGCTGTTCTTTTGTAGTAATGATATTCAAATGATTGCCTCGATTGATAGGTGTCTGAGGGCCAGCGACGAAAGGGGATTAAGTTTACTGGCCCTCAGAACTCTAGTGGTTATAGAAGGGAGTTTGCAATCTCTTCTAGTTCAGCCCATGTGTGTTCTTTGATTACAGAGCGTTCAAATGGCTTGATTGTTGCCACGCCTTCTTCCGCCATCTTTTCATCAATACCCCAATCTTCCATGAGGTCACGAGGCTTTACTGCGTTGAGGTGATACACAGTCTGTTGCATTTTGCCTGTACGGCTAATAGCCCAGTAGTTCTTTGTCAGAGGTCCTTGTGGAGAAAACTCTGCTGCGTACAATGTCTTGTACAAACGTGGGCTTGCAATAAGCATTTGGCGAACAACGCCTGAAGGAGTAACCACTGCAATAGTGAATGCTCTTTTATCTTCTGGCTTGCTACCTAGCTTTGTGCATAATGGGTCGTTGGGTCCAAGTGAAACATACGAACGCTTACCAACAGTTTTCTGCTGTAGGAAATGCTGTTTGTAGATTGCGAATGGACCATTTTGGTCAATGAACTTGACGATTGTGAACTCACCATCAACAAATTTAAATTCTGTTGGGTAGTCACCTGTGGCTGTAGTTAGCTTTTCTGCTGCATCCCAGCCTGATTGAACAGCATTTGTAGTTGCTGCTACTGGTCGTTCTTCGATGGTTGCGGTGTCGAACTCATCGTTTTGTGGAAGATATTCTTCCGTGCGGTTTACTGCCATAGTTTTTCTATTCCTTTGTTTCAGTTGTTTTAGAGTCTTCGACTTGGATATTCTTCCAAGCCTCAGCGATTGCGTTAGTCAATTGCTGATTAGGCCACTGTATTCGCTTCACGTGCAAAACGCCAGCGACCTTAAACAATTCTACCACGCTATCAATCTGAGCTTTAGAATATAGTCTGCGACCCTTGTGGTCTTCTCCCTTTACATTCTTCTTTGTAGGAAGCCTGTATGGTGATGGCGGTAGGTAACCTGACTTTATCCATTGACGGATAGTAATCACTGGTCGTCCTAACGCTTGAGCGAGAGCGCCAATGGTATAGAACTCCATGTCCTTACCATTAGGTAGAGTCTTAGTGTAGGACTTTGATTCCCACGTATCGTCAACTTCTACCTCGGGAGCTTTTGGTTCCCTGCGCTTTCGTTTACTGCCTGGATAGTATGTATCCAAGTCAGAAAACATCTTATCTATTTCATCTGTCATAGTAGCTTTAACAGTTATTTCCCTACGATAAACGCGTATGTAACCTTTGAGGGAAACATTGTATCAATATCCTCTTCCGTGAGATAGCCCTCATAGAAAGCGGCCATGATTGCTGCTTCATCTATCTGTGGCACCATCTTGATGCATTTATCTTTGAGACCTTTTTTAGTTAAAATAGTTTCAGCAAGGTCCATGTCTAAATTCTTAGACACACGACGTTGCTTCATAATTGTTAGGTCGTCTTCTTCCGATGTATCGGTTGGGACGGAAAGAACGATGTGACCGCGTTCGTCGGCTGAACCATATTCATCAATCGTCTGTGTAAGACGAGACTTTAGTTCTGATTGTCTTTTAGTTAATGTTTCGACTTCATCTTTAATAGCAGAGTACTGCTTAATGTAGCCGCGTACTGAGGTGATATCCATAAATCCCCTTTGGTTGTTGTTTACATACACAACCTATTACAGGGTTTGGATACTTGTCAACCTATCTTTTTACGAGCTTCTGCTGCTGTATAACTGCGGAACCCAGTCTTGCGTGGGTTCATAGACCCAGGCTTCTTAAAACCACTGCCCTTAGGCATGGTCTCTTGACGCCACTTTAAAGCAGCGGCAACCTTATCGTGGTGTTTTCCCATTTGATTAGTCTTCTTTAATATAGTTTTCTAAGGCTTCAATAATAATACTGGTTACAGTAACCTTCTCAGCTGCAGCTTTCTTTTGGACAGCGGTCCATAGCTGGTCTGACACGCGGATAGTACGCGTTGGGGTCTTAGGTGCGTTAGGCATCCTATAAGTGTACCCGCCCAACAATAATTGTTGGGTGTAAAGCTGGCAGACTAGGGGTCGAACCTAGACGTCTCCTGGTTCAGAGCCAGGCGTGTTGCCAATTACACCATCTGCCAATAGTTTTACTGCTGGTTCCCACAGTATATCGTCCCCGTGATTCATGTATCTAGCTAGGACAAATAGCAGGTCTGAAAGCCTATTAAGGTACTTGGCTATGAGGGGGTTGGTCTCCCGCTGTTTTACGGCATCCCACACGTCCCTCTCGGCTCTTCGTACTATTGTTCTAGAAAGATGTAGGTAGGACGAAGCCTGGGTGCCTGAAGGTAAAACAAATGACTCTAAAGGTTTTAGCTGAGAGTTATAAAAATCTATAGTGGTTTCAAGATAAGTAATATGTGCTTCAGTTACAGAAGCTTTTGGATACGCTAGGTCAGCACCTAAATCAAATAAATCATTCTGTACATTTTTTAATACTTTATGTACATCTTTGTTTTCTACATAACACATAGCAACACCAATAGAAGAGTTAGCTTCGTCTACTGTGCCAATTGCATCAAAGATAATATCTTCTTTGGGATGGCGGCCATCGCCCATAAGTGCGGCCGTGCCTGTATCACCAGTCTTGGTATATATCCTGTTTAGTCTAACCACGAGCGGATGACGGGGGTCGAACCCGCGACCTGAACCTTGGCAAGGTTCCGCGCTACCAACTGCGCTACATCCGCAAAGCTGTCTAGCCTGGGCTCGAACCAGGGACCTGGCGATTAACAGTCGCCTGCTCTGCCAACTGAGCTACTAGACAATTGCTGCTTGTAAAAACTGTCTTAAACTTCCAACGCTTAACGGCATGTTACCGTTATCGTCAAACCCCTCTCCATCAATTACCGCGCTTGCTACCGCGCTCTTTTGTTGCAAAGCTTCGTGTTGTCTTTCTTCTATAGAACCAGAAACGATAATGTCTTGAATAACTATTGTTGGCCAGGTAGATGACGCTCTTTGTATGCGGCCATTCCTTTGCGTTGCGCTGCCTGAAGACCAAGGGAGGTCGTAATTGATAAGCATATTAGCAGCAGGAAGGTCCACACCGTAACCCCCAGCGTCAGAACTAACCAGTACGCGTACAGCGGGATTAGTATTGAAGTCAGTTTTGTTAAGTTCTTTAGTACGAGCATCTAGTTTACCTGAGTACTTTCTGCACATGTCTTCGCCGAGTGCTGCGACTATCTTATCAAGCATGTCAACATAGGTAGCAAAAATAACCACCTTGTTGTTGTCATCTTGCTCTAGGTGGTCCTTTACATATTGAATTAAGTAATCTAATTTTGGAGAACTAGTAATCTCATCTAGAAAACCGTTATCGACAAGCTCAGCTATGTATGCTGAACCCTCGCCTCCCATCATTCTAAATTTAGCAGCGCTAGCCTTTAACAAGTCTGGGTGAGAGCACAGCATCTTAAGAGCGCCAATCTTAGACATAATCTTGCCACGCATCTCATCCTCTGGACCACCGCGTCTAGACTCCATGCCGTAGTGAGCCATAATATTAAAGTTACTGCCAAACAAATCTTGAGCTTCATCTAAATCTGACAACAAATCTTCAACTATACGTCTGTATAACTTAGAAGACTTTCGGTCAAAGAATATATTTATTGGGTCTTTATGGATTGTGTCTGGAAGATAAGGAGCGACGTCTTCATCTTTCTGTGCTTTACGAACAGATGCTTCTTTCATCTTTTCGTGAAGAGTTTTTAAATTACGGTAGTACTGTGGTGCGCCCCAAGAGTTTCTTACGATAAAAGCGGCGTCAAAGATGTCAAACCTACCAAGTACGTTGGAGTCAACGAATTGCATAATGCTATACAACTCTTCTGGCTTGCCATTCTCAATAGGAGTACCTGTGAGTGCAAAACGGTACGGGGCGTTGACAAGCTTCTTGACTGCTCTTGAGCGTTTGGACTTAAAAGATTTGATTGCTGTGGCTTCGTCAAGGACGACAAATCCTCTTGGTAGCTCCTTGATATAGTCCCAGTCGTTAACAATCTGCTCGTAGTTAAGAATGATGTAATCAATCCCTGTGTTACGCCAGTCTTGGGCTTGAGCATATTGCTCTGCTCTTTTCTTCGGCGTTCCATCCACAACCAAAGCTCGTGAAGTTCCATCAGTAAATTTCTCTATCTGTCCAGCCCATTGGTATTTTAGGGAAGACAGGCAAATTATAAGGCCTGGCTCAGTTACTTTGTTCTCATCCATCAAACGTTCTATGGCTGCAATAGTAATAACTGTTTTGCCTAACCCAAGGTCGTAGGCAACCAACATGCGCTTACGAAGGCACATCTTGTCAACTGCCTCAGGTTGATAGGGAAGAAGGGAGCCAGTGAATGTCACAGAGGTATCTCGTTAACTTTATCTTTAGACCAATGTACGTAAGACCTTATATAAACAATAGCGTAGGCAAGGGCGGAAAATATGAATCCGTACTGGTCCGTAATCAAAGCGTAAGTAATCCACAAACCCTCATTAAACAATAGGACTAGCCATCCCCAAATAGTCTTACGACCTACAAAGTAGATGCCAGCAACCCCAATGATTGCTAATACCCATGACCAATACTGCATTAAACGTACGCTCTCATGCGAGTGTTTACCAACACCTTTAAATCTTCTAAAGTCCCAGCATTATAAAAAATCTGGTCTGCTTTGTAATCTGCCATTTCAGACTCAGAGACGTGCTCGTTTACTGGGCCAAACCCAGGACGTTTGACTCTCCATATCTGTGCATCGTCGTATTTTTTAATAGCATTTGCTTCATTAAGAAACCTAACATCTGTAATAACAACGTTTTCTGTAAAGTGCACGTTTCTTAAAGCCTGTGCTACCCAAAACTGTTCACCAAATACTTCACGTGCAGCAATGCCCACGTTCTGCAATAGACGGCGTACCCCGCCGTATTGCTTAGCCTCGTCCCAACCTACTCGGTCTACTAGCTGTCTTAATATTGTTTCTTCATTAGCTACATGACCTACTACAGGATTCATGGCATAACAGAACTCACGTATAGGGTCTGCAAAGGCTATGCGTTTAAATGCATATTTTTCAACAAGGATGTTTGCAAGAGTGTCCTTGCCTGACTGTGCGTAACCAGTGAGTCCAATAATCATTTGCCGTCCCAATTTCCTATCTTTGTAGTGGGTATGCCATTTTCTTGCCAAAGTCTAATCACATTTGGGTTGTCGTCAACAGCATGTTTAACGTCCCAAAATAATCTTATGTGTTCCAGTATGTCCTTTTTAACCTCATAGTCTGGTCTGTAGTCTTTATTGCCACGCATGAACAATGCGGTGTGTGGGACGTTTGCTTTTGTTTCTAGCCAGTATGAGGTGTGGGCACGCCACTCTTCTCTGCGGGCGGTTACAATGATTATGTCAGCATCGCCCCTGTCAACAACGTTCCACAGCATGTCCACCACATGAGGATGGGGTGGAACATGGACGGATTCTCTGTGGAACTTATCAAAATCTTTCTTAAAATCATCAGTGTCGTCTTTGTTAACTATGTACTTTAATATTGAATCTACGTTAGCCAACGTTCCATCTACATCAAATATCCAAGCTGGTCTTTTCTTTATCCTACGTAACGGCATGTTCTCCTCTTAGTGCTTTTTTTCCATTTACCATATGGCGTGCGTTCTCTAATCCATAGACTATCTCAGACTTGCTCATAGCGCCAACATCCTTCATATCCGTGTTGCTGTAATTAAAGAACCAAGCGTCTGTGCCATACTCCTGTGCAAGAATCAACAAGTTTACTGAAGAGTCTTGACCAGCCTTATCGTTGTCCATAGCAAAAATAACCTTATCGGCTCCACGCATTAAGTTGAACTGTTGCATAGATACCATAGAGCCGTAAGTGCTGACCCCACCTTTGATACCAACAGAGGCCAGTCTTACCACATCTAGCGGAGACTCAACAATAATCATGTCTCCACCTTTGTATTGCTTGTAGCCAAATAAGGTTGCGCTCTTTGGTACCCCAACAGGCTGGTTTCTAAAGAATCTAGACTTGTGACCTTTTTCTTGCCACCCCAATAATTTATGGGTGTGTGGGTCACGAATAACAGTAATCCAATTGCTGTGTCTTTCACTCCATAGAACTTCATACTCTTGCGCTGCAGCCAATGTGAGACCGCGTGAAGCAAGAGCATCTGCTGGCGGGTCAATAAAGGCCGCAAGCATTGACTCTGTTATGTAAGTAATGTCTTCAAATACTTTTTTTGGTTTGATTGCTTTTTGTAAAGAAGCCGCAAGGTTAGATGACCCGTCATTAAGCCACTCTTTAGATTTGTCGAAGTCCCACTTTTGAATATAGGAAACCAATGACAGCAGTCCACCTTTGTAGTGGCATGAGAAACAGATATGCGCACCTGTATCAGCGTTAATCCACCACGATGGGTTTCTGTCCTCGTGACCTGTTCTTTCAACATGTGCTGGACAATAGCTTTGGATTTCTGAACCTCTAGTGGATACGACTTCAAGGCCTAACCTCTCTAAAGTTTCCTGCATCTCGTCTAGTGTCATAAGTCATCATTTTCTAGTTCGCGGAATTGACCGTTGTTCCAGTCCCACATAAGTGATACTTCGCCACGACCAGAGTTACGGCTGTCTAGAATCTTTAGTACGCGAGTGTCGTCCACTGCTTCATCCTCTCTTTGTAGTCCAAATATTACATCTGCGTCTTGATGGAAAGAAGAGGAGTAACCAATTGAGTCTGCAGTTACTTGTCCTTTTTTCATCTTCCACTTCAACGCTTGAGTAGAAATAACAATCGGTACTTTAAACCTCTGTGCCATACGTTTCAAGCTACGAGTAATATTGGTAATAGCCTGCGGAGTATTTGCCTCTCCAGTCTGCTCGTCAATCATTAAGTATGTACCGTCAATAAATACAACGTCTGGATGCAACACCTGTATCTTGCTGGAGATACCAGTGACAGTCATGCCTGCTGCTGAGTCAACTAGCCAAAACTTTTCTCTCATCTTCTCAATGCTTGCAAGCTTTGCTTTGTAACGTCCTTCTTCTTCTGGTGTAAGTAAACCGTTGATAAGACGACTGTGTGAAACTCGTGCCCTCATTGCATCGTAACGAGTCAATTGCTCGTGGTTGCTCATCTCAAATGATTGGAACATAACTCTCTTGTCTTTCATATGAACGTTCTGTGCAATCTGTAACGCAAGAGTTGACTTACCAGTCTTTGGAGGAGCCACGATAACAATCAACTGACCGTTCTGTAACCCGCCTGTTGCCTGGTCCATAGTATTAAAACCAGTTGCAACACCTAATAGACCTGGGTTGTTCTTTCGGTATTCATATTCGTCATAGCGTTTTTGTGCATCAACTGTTAAATCTAAATCGCTAGTACCGCTAAGACCATCAGCCTCAAGTTGGCTAAGGCTTGATTGAATTGCAAGAAGCGCTGTTTCATGGTCTTGTTTTTCTATGTGCTTGATAGCAGTATCAACCATCTTAATAGTTGATGCTCTGCGTCTTTCATCAATAACAGCATCTACAAGATACTCAAGGCTATCTTGTGCCTGAGTTAATTTATAGTTTGGATAACTAGCGGTAATAACATCGAGGCTTGGAACCTCTCCATAAGCAAAATAATGCTCACGAACTAACTTCCATATGTTTTTATTTTCTGGGTCTACAAACCATTGGTCGCCTGCACCCCTATCAAACAATAGGGTTATGGACCTGTCCTCTAGGACTTTGCTTAGTAATCTAGTTTCATTATTCATAGTTCGTTTATGTTACGTCCCCAGTGCCCGTACATTAGCATCCTTGATTGTATATCAACGACACCAACAACCTCAGGTCTGAGTGGTAACTCTTGAACCAAGTGTTGTACCGATTGGTATGCTGTAAAGTATCTAAATGGATTAGTACCTAGTCTGTCAAGTCCATCTACAAAATCTTGTAAATCGTTTTCGTTAAGCTCATAAGAAATAAGCTCTAGTGTTGTTCCTGTCCTAGATGTGTACAGGTATAGCCAACTGAGAACAGCTCGGTCAACTTTTTTGTCTACCTTTATGGTAGGAATAATTTTAAACTTGCGCTGCTTCGTAAGTTCAATTCGTAAAAATATATCTGTAGTAACGAGTATTCTTTTTGGCA